TCATGCCCCCCCGACGTCGGACATCGGGAGCTGCTGGTACGCGGGGCGCGCCCGCTGCCGCAGGGCAAGCTGCGTCAGGCGGTTCGCCAGCAGCGGCCCGCCCTTGTTCCGCTTCTTCGCCTTGTGCTCCTGGCGCTCGGCCGCCGACACAAACGACATGTACTTAATCATCTCGCGGGCCTGCTCTAGTTTGGCCTCGTCGAACTCCTCGTCGCCCGCGGCGTCTCCGCCGGCGCCGCCGCGCGCGTCGTCCTTGAGCGCGCGCGTGGTGATCGGGTACAGGGCCTTCATGGGGTTGCTGCGAATCTTGGAGACGTACCGGTACGCCAGGAAGGCGGCCACGAGCCCGGCAACCACTAGGAGCCCCACGGCCAGCGCGCCGAACGGGTTCGAGAGGAACGAGGTGATGCCGGCGACGGTCGACAGCGCCGCCCCCGCAGCGCCCAGCACAACCGTGCCCACCGCCTGCCCGACGGCGCCCATGCCCTGGAAGAAGCTCGCGAGGCCGCGCATGATGACCATGTTGCTGTCCAGCTTCACTACGCGGTCTATGTCGTAGAACTTGAGCTCGTGCAGCTGGTTGCGGCGCTGGATCTCGCTGTAGTCCAGGAGGCCCGTGTCGGCGAGCTCCGCGCGGGTGTACACCTCCAGCGGCAGGAACTCGCGGTCCTCGAGGACCGTGAGGTTCAGGTCCACGAACGTGCTGATCGTCTCGATCTCCGTGAGCGGGACCCGCCGGACGTACGCGTAGTTCTCGTAGTACACGTAGTCCGCGCCGAAGCGGAAGTAGCGCCGGTGGTTGGCGGCGCAGGGCTCGACGAGGTCCCGGCTGAGCAGCAGCTCGTTGTCCTCGCCCAGCTGGCCCTCCAGCGGCTCGCTCTCGTTGCCGTAGGCGAAGGAGACCAGCGGGCGGCTGTAGCACGCGGCGCCGCCGGGCATGCGCATCGAGTTTTCGATGAACACGCGCCCGGCGCCCAGCTCCCGGCAGTACGTCACGGCCATGGCGTCCCCCAGCATGCGCGCCGCGGCGCGGCGGTTCAGCGCGGCGCTGGCCGCCGCGCTGGGGTTGAGCTTGGCCGCCTCGGCCCACAGGGCCCGCTCCTTGTTCTGCAGCAGACACCACGACGTGGCCAGGCGGCTAAACATGGCGTTTACGTGGTCTTGGATGTGGTCGTACGTAAACTGCAGCGCGGCGAACTCGGCCGAGCTTACTGTGGTCACCCGCCCCGCCCCGCCGCCCCCGCCGGGCGCCGCGCGGCGCGCCCGGCGGAGGGCGCCAGCCGGCGCGGCGCCGGCGGGGAGGCGCGGGCCGAGGACGCCGTCGAGCGTGCGGTTCGAGCGGGCCAGCTCCTGGAGGTACAGCTTGGCCAGCTCGTTGCTGAGCAGCGGCCGGAAGGCCACGACGAAGCCGCCGCGCGCCAGGTACGTGTCCGTCTTCCCCGCCAGCACGTGCGTGCCGTTGTAGCGCTCGCGGTACACGCGCTCGACCTCGGCCTCCGCGTCTTCGAGCACGCAGTCGCTCAGGGGCACGTGCTGCAGCGAGAACGCGTGGGTGTCGCTCACGAAGGTGGCCGAGAGCGCGCGGGCCGTGAAGCGGTAGTTTCCGCGACTTTCGTCCCGGAGCATCTCCTCGGCCGCGCGCCACCGGGCCAGCGAGCACACGTTCTTGCGCTTGGGGACCCAGTCCCAGGCCACGGTCACGTGCTGGGTGCGCAGGAAGTTCCGCGACACGGGGTCCCCGGCGCGGCGGCCCGACGTCAGGTCGCGGCTGTAGTAGCCCTCGATCTGCTGGAAGCGGTCCGGCGAGTAGCTGGTGTGCTCGCGGTGCGCGCCCTCGCGGAGCCCGTAGAACGGCGACATGTAAATAATGTCGCCGGTAGAGAGGGCGAACGAGTCGTACGGGTACACGGAGCGGGCCTCCACCTCCTCCACGATGCAGTTCACAGAGGTGCCCGTGCGGTAGAGCCCGACGGACCCCACCACGGTGTGCACCTCGTCCGTCGTGTGCCACCCGCGGGCCCCGGGCGCGTTGAGCCGCGACGGCTTGAGCGGCGCCTCCCAGGGGTCTGCGTCGCGGTCAAAGGCCACGACCTTGCGCCCGCTGCGCAGGTACTCGGCCTTCGAGAGGCAGCGCCACTTCTTGTCCACCACGTCGGTTATCTCGCTCACGCCCACGGGAACGCGGTCGGTGTGCTGGTTCGTGATGGCCGCGTACGTGCTCCCCGACCACGTGGTGGTGACGATCACGTTCTTGTAGTATATGTGGGCCTTGAACTTGTACGGGGCGATGTTCTCCTTGTAGATGATGCCGATCCCCTCGGTGTAGTTCCGGCCGAGCTCGTACTCGGGGCACGGCCGCCCGGGCGCGAGGCGGACCACCGTGGCGCCCGAGGGGGGCGGGCACACAAAAAACTGCGAATGCTCGCCCGCCGCCTGCGCCTCCCGGAGCACCGCGCGCACGTCGTCCGCGGCCGTCTCGTTGCCCGCCGCCGCGGTCGCGCCGTCCGCAGACGGCGGGGCGGGGCTCGTCGCCGGCGCCGAGGGCGGCGCCGTCGGCAGCGCCGCCGCCGGCGCCGCCAGCAGCAGAGCCCAGGCGGCCCAGAGCAGCGCCGCCGCTAGCGCGGCCCGCGGGCCGCCGGCGCCAGGTGCTGCAAGACCGCGTAGAGCAGGGAAAACACGTCCCGGTCGTAGATGACAACGCTGTCCTCGTTGACGGTCGCCGGGGCCCGCGCGCCGTTCAGCACTGCCGCGAGGGGGCATGACTCCTCGTACGTTAGGTAGACGCCGCTGGGGCACGCCTGGCGCCCGTCTGGGCCCGGCGCGGTCCGGTCCGCGCGCAGCAGCGACACGCGTCCGCAGTGAAACACGGACGCGAAGACAGCGCGGGCCAGGACGAGCTCGCGGATATATTGCCAGGCCAGCCGCTGCGCGGCGGTGACGCCCCGCGACCTCACAGATGCGAAGCAGAAAAAGTGTTGAAAGTCGCTTACCGCCCAGCCGCCGCCGACGGCCGCGAGCATAAACGCGGC